CCCGACGACCTGATCGGGAAGATGCAACTGCACACCTTCTGGTCGCCGCTGGACGAGAACGCGGTGACCCTGCGCACCGAGGCCATCCGGCGCCTGGCCCTGGGCATGGACATCCCGCCCGAGGTGATGCTCGGCCAGGGAACGATGAACCACTGGTCCGGCTGGCTCGTTGACGAGTCCAGCGTCAAGGCCCACATCGAGCCGCTGCTGGCGATCATCACCAGCGCGCTGACCGTCAAGTACCTGCGCCCGGTCCTGCACAAGGACGACGTGGCCGTGGTCGCCGACACCAGCCAACTCCGGCTACGCCCCGACCGGAGCAAGGAAGCCGTCGAGTTGTACGACCGGGGCGAGATCGACGGGCAGGCGTTGCGCCGGGAGACCGGCTTCTCCGAGGACGACAAGCCGTCCGACCCCGAGTTCAAGGACTGGCTGCTGCGCAAGATCGCCGGAGGCAGCGCGACCCCCGAGCAGGTGGCGGCGGCGCTGGCCGCGCTCGGCGTGGACCTCGGCGACCCGAACCCAGCCGAGGAGACCCGCGAGGCTCGCCCCGACCGCAGCCTCGACCAGCACCCCAGACGAGACCTGCCCGACACGCTGGCCGCTGCCGGGCAGGTCTTGGTGTTCCGGGCCTTGGAGCGCGCGGGCAACCGGATGCGCTCCATCTACGGCGCCCGGCCCGGGGTACCGGCGTTCGATGTCTACCGGGTGGTGCCGGTCCGCAACGGGGACCTGGACAAGGTCTTGGAGGACGCCTGGGCCTGTCTGCCGCAGGCGCTGGACGGGTTCGACTGTGACGTGGCCAAGGTCCAGGTCGCGCTCGACACCTACACCCGTGGGCTGCTGGTCTCCCAGACGGCCCACTCCTACGAGGCGGTGCGACGAGCGCTGGTCGCGGCATGATCGCCGTCACCGACCTGGCCGCGTTCGCCGTTGCCCGCCGTCCGTTGCAGGACCGGGGCGCCGACGCGCTGCTGGGCTCGGTGCGCTGGGCACTGCACCGCTACTCCAAGACCCCGAACTGGTCGCGCACCATCGTCAACGCGGCCGAGCGCCAGTTCCGGCGCACCTACCGGACCGAGGCCGGGAAACTGACCAGCAAGCAACTGCGCGAGACGCTGGCCCAGTTCCGCGAGTCCCTGCGGATCAACCTCGAACGGACCGAGCCGCCGACCCCGGGCAACTTCGACAGCAAGGCCGAGGCCATCGCCCGCTGGGTGAGCAACGCCGCGATCAACGGCGGCACGATGGCGGCGGGCGACGAGGTGGACAGCGACCCCGACCGCCCGAACATCATCAAGACCTGGGTGACCATGCACGACGACCGGGTCCGCGACGCACACCGTCGCATGGACGGCCTGAGCGTGCGCCTGGATCAGACCTTCTCGGTGGACGGCCACCCGATGAAGTACCCCGGCGATCCCATCGCCCCACCCGATCTGACGGTCAACTGCCGTTGTGTCCTGGCGATCAGGGCTGCGACCCTGGCTGCGTCTGCCAATGAAGGAGTCACCATGACCGACCTCGTGACACGTGTCACCGATGACCTGGACGAGTTCGAGTTCGAGGACTCCGACCTCACCGAGGCCCGAGAGGCCGATGCGGTCGAGGTGCCCTGGCACGGCGTGCTGGCCCCCGAGGACGTGCAGAGCGGGGACGGTCGTAAGTTCGGCGCCGAGGCGCTGCGCTGGCGCGACCTGCCGCTGCCGCTGTCCTGGCAGAAGGTGACCGCGACCGGCCACGACGGCGCGGTCGTGGTCGGTCGCATTGACGAGGTGTGGCGCGAGGGCAACCTCATCAAGGCGTCCGGGATGTTCCTGACCTCCGACGAGTCGGCCGAGGCCATCGGCCTGATCGCCGAGGGCGGCATCCGGGGCGTCTCGGTCGATGTCGATGACGCGACGATGGAGTTGCAGAACAGCGACGGCTCGCCCTACGACATGGAGATGGCGGCGGCCGACAACCTGCCGGTCACCGTGTTCCCGTCCGGGCGCATCTGCGGCGCGACCCTCTGCGCGATCCCAGCCTTCTCCGAGGCGTTCGTCTCCCTCGGCGACTGGGAGGCCCGGGGTGAGATCACCGCCGCCGCTCCCAAGCACGAGGACTGCCAGTGCTCGTTCAAGGTGGACGAGGGCAAGTGGAACGGCGCCGCCAGCAACTACACCGACGAGCAGTACTACGCGGCGACGATCATCCACCTGGTCACCTCCGGCCCGGACCGGCTCAAGAAGGCGAACAACAAGTTGCCGATCCTCACCCCGAACGGGGTGCTGTCACGGGCCGGGGTGCACGCGGCGGTGAGCCGACTGGGTAGTACCGATGCCCCACCGGAGAAGATCAGCCAGGCCAAGGCAGCCCTTCGCACCGCCTACCGCGAACTCAAAGAGGAGCCGCCCGACACGATCACCGCTAGCGCCGACGAGGACCGTGAGTTTGACGACCTGGGTGACTTCGTCAAGACGGAGGATGGGCCGGGCTGGCTGACCCACCCGGTGGACACCGAGCGGCTGCGTCGGTACTGGACCAAGGGTCCGGGCGCGGCGAAGATTCGCTGGGGCACCCCGGGCGACTTCAACCGCTGCCGGTCCCAACTGGCGAAGTACGTCAAGCCCCAGTACCTGTCCGGCTACTGCGCGAACCGTCACTACGACGCCACCGGCTTCTGGCCGGGCGACGCGCCGTCCGAGGGTGGGCGGGGGCGCAAGCACTCCATCGAGGACCACCTGACCCCCTCGGTCAACCTGGTCGCCTCGGCCGTCGATCAGACCGAGTACCGGTTCTTCGAGAACCCGGGCTTCGACCGGCCGACTCCGCTGACCATTGACGACGACGGGCGCGTCTACGGGCACCTGGCTCAATGGGGTTCCTGCCACGTCGGCTTCAAGGGCATCTGCATCGACCCGCCGCGCAGCAGCAGCGGCTACGCGCACTTCCTGACCGGGGCGACTCGTACTGAGCGCGGAGACGTGCCGACCGGACACATCACCCTGGGCGACGGGCACGCCGCCGACGGCCTGTCCCACGCGGCGGCTCGGGCGCACTACGACAACACCTGCACCGTGGTCGCCGACATCACCTGTGGCGACGACGACTGGGGCATCTGGTTCTCCGGTCTGGCCCGCGACTGGGTGATGGCGGACGCCAAGACGCTGCGGGAGTTCCGGGCGGCCCCACTGTCCGGGGACTGGCGGGGTCCGGAGGGTCGGCGTGAACTCGTCGCCGCTCTGGGGGTCAATGTGCCCGGCTTCCTGGTGCCTCGTATCGGTATCAAGGATGGGCGTCAGGTGTCCCTGGTGGCCGCAGGCGCGCTCGACCGCAACGACCACCACGTCGTGTCCAGCCTGGATATCGGGGCTGCGATCATGGCGGCGGTGGACGAGATCGAGACCCGCAAGGCCCGCAAGGACATGGCCGAACTGGCCAAGAGCCTCGGTCGTGACCCCCGCAGCCGGATGGCCGCGCTGCGCGATTCGATGAAGGTCTGAGGAGAAGCGATGGCGTGTGGATGTGGGGGCGGCACCGAGCAGGCCCAGGAGAAGAAGGTCTGGACGTTCGTCACCGAGAAGGGCGAGCAGAAGGAGTTTCGGACCGAGATCGAGGCCCGGGCCGCGCAGGTCCGCGCCGGGAACACCGGCACCATCAAGTAGGGACCACTGCTAGAAGTAGCAATGGTTGGCCCGGGCTAGTGACACGTGTCACCGCCCGGGTCTACTGTTCGACTAGTTCGCGTGCTGGCCCAGCCACCGTGAGTCTCCGAACGCCAAGCGTGGAGCGCCTTCCCTGTTCCGCTTTCCCCGCTATTAGGAGACGAGATGGACTTCTCCATCGTGGTCGATCTGAGCACGTACTCGACTGACGACCTCGCCGCGAAGATCAGCGAGGGCGAGGCGGAACTCGACCGCCTGTTCGCTCTCGACAACCCGACCGAGGATGACGTGCAGGCAGCCACCACTGTTGGCGCCGCGCTCACCTCGCTCCGCAACGAGAAGAACACCCGCGAGACCTCGGCTGCCGACCGTGGCGCTCGGATGCAGGCCCTTCGTGAGGCCGCGTCCGTCCAGCCCGTCGCCACCATCCCCGAGCCGGAGCCCACACCGGACCCGGCTCCCGAGCCGACTCCCGGCCCGGACCCCACGCCGGTCGCCAAGTCCGAGCCGGTACTCATCCCGGCCGCCGTCATCCCCGCCCCGGTCAGCACCGTGGCCGCGCTCTCCCAGAGCCCCCGCCCGGTCGTCCCGACCTCCGGTCCGGTGACCATCACCGCCGCCGCCGACGTGTCCGGCTACGCGACCGGCGCGGTGATGGACTCGTGGGACGCGGTTACCGACGGCTTCATCAACAAGGCCCGCGCCTTCCCCACCGCCTGGGGCATCGAGGGCGCGCAGCCGCAGCGCTACCCGGTCAGCCAGTTCCACCTCGACTTCCCCGACTCGCTGGTCGCCTCCGGCAACCGCGACGCCGACGTGATCGAGTACGCGAGCAAGGAGAACCGGCTCCCCGGGAACTCCCTGACCGCGTCCGGTGGCTGGTGTGCACCGTCCGAGACGATCTACGACCTCTGCGGTGGTGGCTCGCTCGACGGCCTGTGGAGCCTGCCCGAGATTCAGGTCAACCGGGGTGGCGTGCGCTACACCGCTGGCCCGGACTTCGCGGCCCTCTACGCGGCGCCGTTCTACCAGACCGAGGCTCAGGCCATCGCCGGTACGGCCAAGACCTGCTACGAGGTGCCCTGTCCGCCCTTCGTTGAGGTCCGGCTCGCGGCGGCAGGCATCTGCCTCACCAGCCCGATCCTCACCGAGGTCGGCTACCCCGAACTGGTCGCCGCGTTCATCCGCGAGGCGATGATCGCCCACCAGCACGCGGTCACCGCGAAGTTGCTGACCGACGCCGTCGCGGGCGCCACCGCCATGTCGTTCGGCGCGACGGCGCGCAAGTCCACCGCCGCCGACACCCTCGACATTGTCGAGTTGGTCGCCAACCAGGCGCGGGCCACCTACCGGGTCGCCAACAACGCGACCATCGAGGTCGTTCTCCCGTTCTGGGCCAAGGGCGCCATCCGCTCCGACCTGGCCATGCGAACCGGCGTGGACCTCATCGGCGTCACCGACCAGCAGATCGCCGGGTACTTCTCCGCGCGCAACGTCAACGTCCAGTGGATTTTCTCGTACCAGCCGCTCGCCACCGGAGCCACCAACGGCTACCCGGCCACGATGGAGGCCCTGGTCTACCCGGCTGGCACCTTCGTCAAGGGCTCGTCCGACATCATCAGCCTGGACGCGGTCTACGACTCGGCGTCGCTCAAGCAGAACCTCTACACGGCGCTGTTCTACGAGCAGGGCGTGCTCCTGCTCAAGAAGTGCTACACGGCCTACAAGGTGACGATCCCGCTGTGCTCGGCTGGCACCACTGGTATCGCCAACAACGCGGCCTGCCTGACCCTCGTCCCGTAATCGCGTGGGTGGGCCGTCTG